TTCATGGGTAAGGTTAAGGATAGAATGGTCAAACTTACAGGTGAAGGTGCGGATGCCCAGTATCTGACGTGGAACCAAGCAAATGATACCGTAAAATTTGAGGTAGAAACCCTCTTTGAGAAAGCATATTCTATGACGAATACACCACAAATCAGTTTTGAAAAGTTGAGTGGTGCTGGAAATGCTTTGTCGGGAGTGGCTTTCGATTACGTGTTTCTTTCGACACATTTGCAAGTTCAAAATCATGCCGAGGTGATAGGTGAGTTCTTGCAAAGGCGTGTGAACTTCATAGTCTCTGCTTTAGGTTCTATAAATCCATCTGAATTTAACAAAGCATCTGAAACGATAGATATTAGTACAGAAGTTGTTCCGTATCGCCTTGACAATTTAGAAGATAAAGTTAATGTAGCTGTAAAAGCTGTGTCGGGTGGTGTATGGTCACAACGACATGGGGTAATGTTCGCTGGAAATATTGACCGCATCGAAGAAGAACTCGTTGAGATAAAAGAAGAACAAGAAGAAAAGAGAAAAGCTGAAATACAAAAACAAGCCATAAAGAAAGGGGAGTGAAATCACTCCTCTTTGTATCTCCATTGATAGCCCTTGTGCTTCTTTATTTTTCCACTACAACACATTGAAATGCCCGAAAAATGAGCGCCTGTCGCGCGTGCTGCTTCATTAAGACTATCAAATGAATTTATAATTTTGCCGTCTTTCAATTGTATAACAGCTCGTGAATTATGGTGGTTTTTACCAGTTTTTTGCTTTCTACCAAGAACTCTATATGCGTGTAGAAGGTTCTCACCATCAGTAACCCATTCAAGATTGGCAACGCAATTATTGGTTTTATCACCGTCTATGTGATTTACTTGTGGTAGGTTTTGCGGATTAGGTATAAAAGCATTTGCAACCAAGCGATGAACCTTGAATATGTTCTTTCTGCACCATACATTCAAATACCCCTTTTTGCTTTTGACTGGCGTTAAAATACGCCCATCTCTAAACCAATACCCTTTGCCGTTCCAGCATTTCTTTGGCAAGGATTTTACCCTGCCTAAATTTGATACTTGGTAATCGTTTTCGTACCCTTCAATATCTTTCCAAATTTCGTCCATAATTATTTCATTTAAGAGTGAATAATAAAGGCAGTCTTTAATGTCGTGCGAAGGCTGCCTTTGGATAATCGTGTTAAGAACTACACTGCAAGCATATCAATACACGCAGCATGGTGATTCACGCCCCTATAATGCTGAGAAAACTCTCTAAATTGGTCTAACAACCCCATCTGTATGATAAAAGAATATAATTAATTCTTAGCTTCTTTCTCAATATCAAACCGCTTTTGTACTTCACTTAAAAAGTCGCTGAATACTGGTATTGAATGTGTATTTGAGCATTCAATCTCAACTGTTGCCATACTTTTCTTTTTCATTGTCATGCGATTTTAATAAGGTTACACTTCTTGAAACATCTGTATTCTTCTTTCTCTGTGTCCCAATACACTTGCAGGTTATCATTCGGCTTTCTGCCAGTACCTTTTATCTCACCGATTAAATTTTCTTTGAGAGTGCCAAAGGCTTGACGTAACGAACCATCAGTTTTTTTGAAGTAGAACTCTACTACCTTTACTTTCAAAGCTGCTTTGAGTTTCAAATTAGCCCAACTCACCTTTAATGCTTCTGACATTGTGAAACCGTTCTTTTTAACCATCTGCCAGGCGAGGATCATAACCTCTTTCATCTGACTTCTAAATGTTGTGCTCATACTCTTATATGTTTTAAATTATACTACTTCGTTTAATTTGATATTGCAAAGTAAAACTAATCGGTTTAATTTTACAATATCTAAAGCAATAAATAATGTTAAAAATAAAACTAAGTAGATTTATTTTAGTCATATAATTGTATTATGTGGTATAAATATCTATTTTTGCCGAATAAAACTATATAGTATTATGGACTTTAGAACAAGGATAAAAGAACTCTGTCAAGGGCAAGGTATAACTCAAAAAGAGTTAGCAGAAAAAATGGGAATATCTGATATAAGTCTGAATAAGACTTTACGAGGGGAATATCCGCAGTTGCAAACATTAGAAAAGATTGCGAATACATTAAATGTTCCTATTGCCGAACTATTTGAAAAGCCGGATGCCAGTAATGTTATCGGTTTCGTAAAAGTGGGAGATATCGTACATGAGGTGAAGTCTGCGGAGGATGTGAAGAATTTAGCTGAAAGGTTATGATTATGGAAACAATTACAAAATACGACATTATTATCAATTTCTTTTTAGATAATTGGATTATAGCTACCATTGTTGTAGCAGCTGTAGTAATAGGGTCCATTCCTTCATTAAGAGAGGGAGTTTTGATTTTATTTGGCAAAAATCGAAGAAAGAATGAGGATATTGGTTATAAAATAGATACTCAATTGCTTCGATTGCTTATAAAAGCAGATGAAGCAATAAGAAAAGAGAACCAAGATTATGATTTGTATGGTTGTGGTTCTGCATTTAGTGATGTGTATGCTTTATCTAATTATTTAGTTAAATTTAAAGTTAGGTACCAGAAGGATAAAAATGCCAAAATTATTATAGATAGCAATGATGACCTTTGTAACTTAGATAAAGAAAGTGAATGTTATAATGGCTTTGAGGAGCCACGTTATTATGAGGTTATAGGGAAAATACACAAAAGCATTCAACGTCTTTTAGAAAAACGATTGCCTAAATAAGCAGGGTAGAAGAGGAACTTGCAGAAATCAAAGAGGAGCAAGCGGCAAAGAATGAGCAAATCGGAAATAAGGGACAGAAAAATGCTTCTTAGTCAGAAAAATTACGAGGTTTATAATTTTAGTATAAGAAAAATAGAATGGTTAGCGGTAATTCTTCGGAGTTACCGCTATTTTTATATTCATAGTAAAATAACGAATAAATGCTTTGATAATATTCGTATTATTACTATATTTGCATGGTAATTAAGTCCAAAGCGTTATGAGTTACAAATCAGTTAAAGACGTTGTAACTATGTTGCAAGAAAACGGTTTTGTTCTAAAGAGTCAGAAAGGTAGTCACATGAAGTTTGAGAAAGACGGCAAAGTGGTTATTGTACCGAATCATAACAGCAAAGGCGTTGAGAAAGGCACTTATTACAGTATTTTGAGACAAGCGGGGCTAAAGTAGCCCCCTTGTTCTCTTAATTAAAAAAGGAGGTAATATGAAAACAGTAGAAGTTATTGTAGAACACGCAGGAAAGAACTTAAGTGCTTATATTGAAGATGCTCCTGTCATTACAGTCGGTAACGACATGAAGGAGTTGGAAGATAACATGAAGGAGGCTATCGAATTGTATTTGGAAGATAACTCTAATCCTTGTGAGGTGCTTTCTGGAGAATTTGAGTTAAAGTTTAAGATTGATGCTGCTACCTTTATCAACTATTACAGTAATATCTTTACTAAGGCTGCATTGAGCCGTATTACAGGAATCAATGAACGCCAGTTGTGGCATTATGCTGCCGGAGTTCACAAACCTCGCAGGCAGCAGTTAGAGAAAATTCAGAGGGGTATTCAATCATTGACAAAGGAGTTATCGGCTATAAATTTGTTATAGTATGGTGGATGTTAGAGAATTGAAAATTGGTAATTATGTCTATTTACAAAATAGCAAAACTCCATATAAGATAACAGAAATAGGATATAGTGAGATTGAATATCCAAAATATGAAGCGAGTGGAATATCATCAGAAGCGGTATTTCGTACCTATGTAGAGAACCTTAATCCCATTCCTCTTACAGAAGAACTGTTGTTGAAGTGTGGATTTGAAAAGCATAAATGGGGAGTTGTCACTTATTATAGTCCCTTGTTTGAGTTGGACGCAGATTTCCATTTGAAGGGAGTCGATTACAATATACAAGTGAAATCCCTCCATCAACTTCAAAACCTGTATTTTGATTTGACAGGTCAAAAATTAGAAGTAAAACTTTAGGCATACTATCTTACTATATTTTAGGCGTGATTCATTCGGTTTCACGCCTTTTTTTGTCATATTTATGACAATAGTCTGATTGTCGTATATAACTATCCTGATTATTTCTCATTCTCTTTATTAAGATCGAATTTTACCGTAGAAATTTATAAATCAAATTCATACGGTATGACAATCTTAGAACAAATCTTAGCAGGGCTACAACAGAAATTCGCAGGGGTGGACACTGCTATTCTTACCCGCATTGCCACTAAGAAGGCAGAGGGTGTAACGGACGAGACAAAGGTAAACTCCATTATTGAGGGTATCAATTTTTCGGACGTGCTTAATTCCTATGGTGATTTCCGTGCCGGGGATGCTTCCAAGACCGCAGTTTCCAACTACGAGAAGAAACATAACCTTAAAGACGGTAAGCCAATCGAGACTACCACAACCACTAAAACGGAAGAGAATAAAGACGATGTGCCTGCATGGGCGCAAGCTTTAATTGATTCCAACAAGAGCCTTTCTGATAAGCTAACACAGTTTGAAACGGAGAAGGCTCAAGCAACACGTAGCCAGCAGATTTTGGCAAAGGCAAAAGAGTATGGTATTCCCGAAAACTACGCCAAACGATGCGCCATTAAGGACGATGAGGACTTGGACGCATACTTCAAGGACTTGAAGCAGGAGTTCGCAAATGACGGCTTCAAAGGCGTAACCCCTCCCGAATCAGCGGAAGAGAAGATTGAGAAAGAATCTGAATCTATCGCTAAAATGATTGATGAGGGTACGAAAACTATTGTTGAACAAAACAAGAATTAATTATGTCAGCAGGATTTAAGTATGACTTGGTTCCGCCCGTTGAGCAAGAGGAACGCTACGATGTCCAGACCGGCATTCGTAGACGTGGTCCGTTCAAACTTAATACGCAGAACCTGGTAGTGGGAAGTTTTCTTCCCGGATTTACACCGATTTGTGCGGACTTGAAAAACAAGTTCGCTTATGCGGTAATCAATGTGAGAGTTGTGGAAGCCTATACCACTGGTGGAGAGGCTTTGTCTATCAAAGTAGCCAAGAACTCTTTGGCTTATGTGGGTATGTTTGTCGGAAGCGGCAAGAAAGGCGCAGAAGTAACGGCAATTGATAAATCTAATGCCGGTTATGATGTATTGACTATTAAGGCTGCTTTTGGTGAGAATATTGCCAAAGATGCTGTATTATTCAATGCGGTTGCAGTTGATGGTTTAAAGCAAAAGCATGTCGCTAATTCGGCTCTGTTTAACCGTACAAAGGTTGAGGACGGAATTACATTGGTTTCATTGCTTCGTACAGCCGCAGAGATTGACCCTTCAAAATTGGTTATGCCGTTCTCCGAGAACGATAAAGCCAACATGAAGGGATGGTTTGAATTTAACGAGTAAGGAGGTAGGATATGTTTTTAACGATTCAAACATTATTCGATGATGCGAACATCGTTTCCGCTATCATCAGACGTGTGAACCAGACACGCAAGGACACAATCTATTGGCAACAGTATCTTACTTTCCGCAGAGTAACTACTCGTGTGTTCAAGGATTATATCGGTTCTGTAACCGGAGTTATGGCCGGCTCTATCAATTCACGTTTTGGAGAGAAACCCATCCGTGAACGTCGGAACATCGGTTCTGGATATGGTGAGATTGCCTATTTGGGTGATGCTTATCAGATGTCTATTGACCGTCTTTCCGAATTGCAGGATTTGATTGACAAGTTCAATGCAGCTAAGCCAGCCGACCAAAAGGCTGCAATGGAAGAAATTGTAAATTTCCTGGCAGACGACTACCGTCAGATTACCCTTGCCGCCCACAAGCGTATGGATATTATTGTCGGTGCGCTGTTGATGCTTGGTGAAGCCACCGTTTACAACAAGGATGCTGCAATCACTTCCGGTCAGACCAATAATAAACTGCTGGAGATTACCCTTCCGTTCAATTTTATCAAGCCGAAAAGTGGAGATGTGGTTGTGGACGGAAAGAATATGTTTATCTCTTATTTGAGAGAGAAACTTCATTCCTTGGCACCGGACTATGGCGTTTATGCCAAGATGGTTATGACTCGTGCATCTTTCAACAAGCTTATTCTTGGTTCATCTGAATTTGGTGAGCAGTACAAGATGATTCTCGGCAGCAACGAAATGAAGTTGAGTACGGGATTGGTTTCCTCTTCTTTGGCTTCCGAAGTGTTCACCGGCATCGGTCTGCCTCGCATCGAAATCAAGGAGGACTATGTGAAAGACCAGACGGGAAAAAACGTGCAGATTTACGCGGATAACCGTATTACTCTGTTACCTTCTGACAACATTGGTTATATGCGCCATCATACCCCGTATGAAGCGACAGACCCGGTACAGGGACGTACTTATACCCCGTCAGAGGGGCAGATGCTTATCTCTAACTACCGTGACAAAAACGGTCGCTACATGGAATATACGGCAGAGTGGATTCCGCAGATTTCCAATCCAGATTTGATTACCAATTTCGATTTGAGCGAAATTGCATCCATCCAATCAGCATAAGGAGGTAGGATATGAAAGTAAAGGTTATATCAGTTTTCCGCGACAAGTTCACCGGAAAGTATTATACTCCCGGTGAAGTGATTGAAGTCGGTGAGGAAGCCCGTGTGCTGGATATGGAAAGCCGCAGACTTGCTGAACGGATTGAGGCAAAAAATACCGAAGTGAAAGCCCCTGAAGAAAAGAAGGAGGTGAAAATCTCCCTCTTTGAAAAGAAGTTTGAGAAGAAGGCTTTGGTTGACGCTTTGAAGTCTATCGGTGCGCAGGCTTCCGGCAATATGAAAGAGGAAACTCTTTTGGCTAAGGTTGCAGAACTGGATGAAGAATCAACAGCCAAACTGAAAGAAGCATTAGGTATCGAGTAAAAGGATAGGGTAGTGCTTCTACCCTTCCATTGTCTAATTTTATAAATCAGAAAAGAAATGAAGAATTTTATTTTTGCCATGTGTGGCTTTTTAATGATGTCTTTGGTTTCGTTGAGCGTGCAGGCATCAAGTGTGAAATCTCCTAAGTGTGAATACGTGAATCCATCGGTTGATGTTGGTCTGCCGGATATTCAGTTTATCACTTTGGAAACGGTTCCGGCTGATTGTGTTGTACTGACCATGACACCTCCCGTCTTCTTGGTTGCAAATAACCCGGCTATGATGTGTTCGATGAAAGAGGAAGCGGCTATTCAAGGGATACGAATTAATGTTCCCAAATGTCCGTTCAGATACATCTATAAATCTAAACATTGTACGCATTATAGCTATACCGCATATAGTAAACTGATTACACCATATTGAATGATAGCAGCCATGAGTAACAAGGAGTTTGTACTAAGCGTATTTGATAAGAACACCCCGTCTAATCTTGTAGTTGAAAATATACTTTCAAGAACGGGATTGGATGGTGAAGAACCTTTTGCCGAGGAAAATCGGGCAAGATTAGAGGTCGCTTGTGCAAAGCAAATTCCGTGGATGATACAAAATCCATCTTCGGTCAGCGAAAGCGGATTTTCTGTGTCTTGGTCTAATTATGTTGATAGTCTAATGAAATTGTACTCATGGCTGTGTAAACAGTACGGTTTGAAAGACGAACTGGGTAACAAACCTAAAGTGACTTTCTTATGATATTCGCTCCACACATATTGCAGGTTAAAGTTATCACCCCGATGGCTAAGGATGAGTTCGGAAGACCCATTCCCGGTACAGGTGGTGAATGCTGGCAGGAGGTAGGCAAATGCCGTTGTGATGATAACACTACCAAAGAGTTTTCATCTGATAACGGCTCTGTGTATCGTCCGAATTATCATGTAGTAT